CATTGGCCACGCCTGTCTTGGCAGGCCTTGGCACAACTACAAAACAATTTAGTAGTTGTGTGCTTATTAGTAGTGACGATACTCTTGATTCAATTTTTGCTGCTGGTGAAATGATGGCAAAATATGCTAGCAAACGTGCTGGCATAGGATTAGAGATCGGTCGTATTCGCCCATTAGGAGCGCCAATACGTAACGGTGAAATCAAACATACAGGCATGATACCTTTCTTAAAGAAATGGTTTGGTGATCTACGTAGTTGCAGTCAAGGTGGTGTACGTAATGCAAGCTGTACTGTAACATTTCCTGTATGGCATTATCAGTTTGAAGATTTGATTGTGCTTAAAAATAACCAAGGCACAGAAGAAACACGTGTAAGACAAATGGATTACAGTGTTGTAGTTAATAAGATGTTTTGGAATCGCTATAAGAAAAACGAAAATATAACATTGTTTGATCCACATGAAGTGCCAAATTTATATGAAGCATTCTATAGCGATACAGAAGAATTTGAACGTTTGTACACAATGTACGAAAGTAAAAAAGGGTTGCGCAAGAAAGTTTTACCAGCAGTAGAAATATTCAAAAATGGTATCTTAAAAGAAAGAACAGATACTGGGCGTATCTATTTGGTTAATATTGATAATGTTATAAATCAAGGCCCGTTTGATACTAAAGTTGATCCAATATATCAAAGTAATCTTTGTCAAGAAATATTACTACCTACGAAACCATTTCAGAGAATAGAAGATGAAAAGGGTCGTATCGCTCTCTGCACATTAGGTAGTGTAAATTGGGGTGCATTTAAAAATCCGCAAGACATGCGAAAAGCCTGTAGAGTACTTGTGCGCAGTCTAAGCAATCTCCTAAGCTATCAGGATTTTTTAAGCATACAAAGTAAACTTGCAAACGAAGATTTTGAACCATTGGGTGTTGGTATTACTAACCTTGCCTATTGGCATGCAAAAAGACACTTACGTTATGGTACAAATGAAGGTCTAGCAGAAGTAAAACGCTGGATGGAACATCAAGCATATTACCTAACTGAAATGAGTGTCGAGTTAGCACAAGAACGTGGACCATGTAAAAATAGTTCACGTACATACTATGGTAAAGGCATTTTCCCTTGGGAGCGTAGAGCAGAGGGCGCAAATGAATTGACTGATTTTAGTCCTAGCATGGATTGGGAACCACTAAGAGAAAAATTAAAGCAATATGGTATTCGTAATGCAACATTGATGGCTATTGCTCCTGTAGAAAGTTCTAGTGTAGTTTTAAATTCTACAAACGGTATTGAATTACCCATGGAACTTATCAGTGTTAAAGAAAGCAAAGCAGGAAGCTTTGTACAAGTTGTACCAGAATACAAGCGATTAAAGAATCGCTATCAATTAATGTGGGATCAACATGATTGTATAGATTATTTGAAAACAAGTGCAGTTCTTGCTGTTTACATTGATCAAAGCATTAGTACAAATACTTTTTATAATCCTGCATACTTCCCTGAAGGTAAAGTTAGTGCTACATTAATTGCTAAAAATTTAATGCTTGCATACAAGTGGGGATTAAAAACCATTTATTATAGCTTAATTAATAAAATGGGTTCTAAGGCAGCATTAAAAGATGATAATGTAATTGAATTCACAAAGCTCGAACCATTGGAAGATGAAGAAGCTTGTGAGGCGTGTGTTCTATAATGGCACATCTTGTAGCTAACATACCACCAGTTCATTGTTATATACGCAAAGAGTTTTTATATGACTTTGAAAAGGGGCATGGTGAATATGAACCTTGTATATGGGTATCAATCAAAAGCATTCGTGGTCAAGCATTTAGAATAGAGGCATACTTACCAAACTATGGCGCACTTTATGACAAACTACCTTTACATGCGTTTGTATCACGCACAGAGAATCTTGACCCTACACAGTTTCTATCTTTAGACACACTACAGATTTGGGATTGTTTCAGCTATGACTTTACTGTTATACAAAAAGCATTTCTAAGAAATCTTAGTTGTAAGTTTTATGCTAAAGATAAAAAGTTTCATGAAGGTAACTATATGTTTACTGTTGATCATTCAGCACCAGATTTAAATGTTATAGATACTAGTTATGCTGAGTGGCCAGAAGATCATAAGAGTTTTAATTTTATAGAATTAAATAATGGGCAATATGCAGCACAACCTAATAATCGTTGTTTATTTTTAGATGCTGCAAGTAATCCAAAAGAATTGAAGTTCCCTGATTTTAAAGTATGTACTAAAAAATATGTAGTAGAACAGAATCCTAAGTGGTTTTTAGGAGATACAAACACAGTCATGTATGAAGAGGATAAATTATGAAAAAACTTTTACTATTGCTACTAACACTAGCATCAACATCTTTTGCAGATGAATTGACAATTTGCGAAGGTAAATTTGCATTGTGCGCCGCTAGCACTTGCACAGAAACAGGCAGAACCATTACAACTAACAACGGAAAAACATATCCCGAAGTAGTTTGTAAATGTCCAGTACTTGAAGGTAAAAGTATTGCTGATTTAAGTGCTGGTGTTATGAAGGGTACATGTAATGTTGAAAACCCTGATAAACAAGTATGGAGTTTATTTGCGCCACGTCTACACTACCCGCAAGAAGCAAATAATTTTGTAACTAATCCTATTAGTGCAACAAGAGCAAAGGTACAAACTTGTTCAGGTGATGTAGCACAAGAAAGTACTAACTGTTGGGGAATGATGTGTATCTATGATAGAAATCCTATCAACGGCACAACAACAGCAACATGCAGTTGCCCTATTGGTCAAATAGCACAAGGTATAGAATTTTTAACAGAAGCTGGTCAGGGAAATCCATCAGCATGTGATAAACACCCAGTAGCAGCACCAAATCCTTATGCAGGCACACGATAATGAGTAAAGAACAATATAATTTAAGTAAACAAACAAATTATCTAAAGCGCACCATGTTTTTAGATCCAGAAGGTCCGGTAACGGTTCAACGTTTTGAAGAAGTTAAATACCCTAAGGTAACAAAATACGAAGAAACTGCACGTGGTTTCTTTTGGGTGCCAGAAGAAATTACATTAACTAAAGATAAAATTGATCACAAAGATTCTAGTGAGGCAGTTAAACATATCTTTACTAGTAACCTATTGCGCCAAACAGCACTTGATAGTATTCAAGGTCGTGCACCTGCACAAGTATTTGGACCTGTGATTAGCGTCCCAGAACTAGAAGCATTAGTTAACAACTGGAGTTTCTTTGAAACAAATATTCATAGTAAAAGTTATTCACATATCATTCGTAATGTGTATGGTGTACCTAAAGAAGAATTTAATAAGATACATGACACAAAAGAAATCATAGACATGGCTACAAACATTGGTCGTTACTATGAAGATTTGCATCAACTTAACTGCCGTAAAGAAACAGGTGAAACAATACCTGAGATGGAACATATTAAAGCAATTTGGTTAGCATTAAATGCTAGTTACGCACTAGAAGCATTGCGTTTTATGGTTTCATTCGCTACAAGCTTAGCAATGGTTGAGAATAGAATCTACATGGGTAATGGTAATATCATCAGTTTGATATTACAAGATGAATTACTGCATACAGAATGGACTGCATGGTTAATTAATAATGTAGTTAAAGATGATCCACGTTTTGTTATTGCAAAACAAGAATGTGAAAAAGAAGTTTATAATCTCTATATGGAAGTTATAAATGAAGAAAAAGATTGGGCTGAATATCTTTTTAGTAAAGGCGTTGTAATAGGACTAAATGCAGATATACTTAAAGATTTTGTAGACTGGACCGCTTTTAATAGATTAAAAGATATTGGAATAAAGTATTTAGAAAATCACCCAAAGGTAAGTCCTATACCGTGGTTCAATAAACACGTTAATATCAATAAAAAGCAAACAGCTTTACAAGAAAATGAAAGTACAAACTATGTCATTGGTGTAATGAGTGACACAGTTGATTACGAAGCATTACCAGATTTATAAAAGGAAAAACATGAAAGCAATAGTTTGGAGTAAGGATATGTGTCCTTTCTGCGATAAAGCCAAGGCTTTGTTAAAATTAAAGAATATAGAGTTTGAAGAAAGAAACATTAATAAAGATTACACAAAAGATCAATTAATGGAAGCAGTACCTAATGCACGTACAGTTCCTCAGATTTTTATAAATGATGAACTAATAGGTGGTTATACAGAATTACACAGAAAATTAATGGGATAAACATGGATATTAACATAAATGAAGTATATTCGTTCAAATTAAATAGCGGAGAAGAATTAGTAGCAAAAGTGATAAAAATCACCGATAAAACCGTTGAAATCAGCGAGCCTGTGAGCATTGCTCCTAGTCAAAAAGGAATAGGCATGGTCCCTAGCTTATTTACTACTGATATGAACGGTGTTTTTAGACTAAATATTAATAGTGTTGCAATAGTTGCAGACACTAATGAACAAGTTAAGGTAAAGTATATCGAAGCTACTACCGGTATACAAGTACCAGAGAAACAAATTATATTAGGATAAGGATGCCACAACTTAGTAGAAAAGGGGACACTGATCAACCAGGCGGCGCAATAATGCGCGGTGCTGGTACAGTGTTTGCGAATGGTATACCAGTTGGCTTACATGTAAGTCAAATAACACCACACGCACCATTTGGTCCACCTCACCCGCCACATGCGGCTGCAACAACTACAGATGGAAGTCCAACTGTATTTGCAGAAGGTTGCCCAGTGTTAAGAGTCGGTTCAGGAAATAGCTGCGGACATAGTATCGTTCAAGGCAGTCCTGACATTTTTTGTCCATGAGTCTACAAGGTCAGCAAACACCAAATAGTATAAATTTAACAGCTTCACTTCTTTCAAGCACAGGCTTAACCATAAATGCAACTGCTGCAGGGTTTATGGGTTCAAGCACTGCAGAAGCTAATTATACTAAAGGAACTATAGGTTCATCTACTGTATTAAACAGGTTAATTGATTCTATTAATTTAGCCCACGGTAAAATAGGGGTAGGTGTTAATGATGTTAGTCAGGCAGTTTATGACGCATTAATATCAATTGGTAGTTCTACTATTCCTGCTTTAGGAAATTCAAAGCCCGCAACTTATTCATCGACCGTTTCAAATTCATTAGCAAGATATGGATTCATAAGATTTCCTGCATTACAAGCATACAATGAGTTTGTTACTGGAGGTGGCGCCTACAGAGATTTTTGTTTAAGTTTTATTACTGCCATGTCATTTAGGGATATTACTAACCCAACAATAATTTCATTGGCAAACAGTGTGAATTATCTTCAAGGCATTTACAGTAACATGAATGATTTGATTACTGCTGATATTACTGGCGTTAATCAAGCAACTCTTTATTGGGGGCAAGATTTAATAAATTTGGGCAGAGCAATTAATTTAGCCAATATAGATAAATTTGGTACACCTAGTGTATTGTTAATCACTCTGCAAAGAAACAATGCAATATCACAAGCATTATCTTATGCATTAATATTCAGTGGTTTAACCACTACAGAAGTGAACAGTATTTTAAACGGAGTGGAAGTTACTCCGCAACAAGAGCAAAAAATTTATAATGCTTTTGTTTTAGTTACAGGAAATGATTTAACAGATGTTTTAATACCATTAAATGTACAAACAACTGGATTGCAGTCATTAGCAGATTTGCTAAATCCTATAAAATTATTTCCTAATAGTTATGCAAGTTTGACTGTACCTAGATACAGCACCGCCACTTCAGCCGCTAATAGTAAAGTTTATTATAATATATACGCTAGCGGGGCACTGAGTCCAAACGTAAGAGTTTTTAACTACGGAACTTATTTAACATCTATATTACCAGATGACATAAGAATAGCATGTGGTGCATTTTCTTCAGCTATGATGCAAATTAGAAATATACAGTCTGTTCCCATAGAAAGTTTTGCACAAGTTGTAACCAATTTAGAAACTGTAAATGGATTGAATGTGAATGGATCAGGTGGCACTCCAGTAAACACAGCAGCGGTTAATAGTGCAATTAGTGCTATTGCTTTAGGTTCAGGAACAAATGGCACATATTTGGCTACAGACTTTTTTGGCGCAATGACAGGATTGAATTATAATTATAGTAGAATACAACAGTTAATTCTTCAATTGCAATCATCAAATCTTGCGACAATTTATACGAACATTTTTAATAAATTGTCCGGAGCAGGTCCGTACAATACAGACCTTACTACATTTATAGGTCAAGCAAATACAGAAATAACAACAATACGAAATAATAATTCTGTTGCGGCAACAGAGTTAAACACTTTATGGAGTCAAATAGGAACTAATTTGATGAAGGAGACTGCCTCTAGAACAGCAGCACTCCCTTCAAATGCAACAGCTACAATAAGTAGTATAACTTCTTTTGTAGATAACTATAATTCGTATGCTTTAGATACAGGGCAGTATCAATCTGCTGCAGTATTAGAAGCTATATCGGATACAACCAACTTAGGAGGACAAAGTTCAATAGCATTAATGCGTGAAATACGAAACGCAAATAGGTTAGGTTTGTGTGGTTTAGAATTGGATAATAACATAAGTAATATTCAAACTGTAACCCCGCAATCCTCTATAGGGAATGTAACAAGAGTAACAGGTGCAACTAATATACCTGGAAGTTTTGCCGGATCACCAAACACTGATCTAGTTCCCTCCAATTTAGATATATTTAATATATCTACATCTGTCTCAGTACCAACACAAACTCCAAGTCAAGCATTGCAAGATGTTATAGATTGCAATTGTGACTGCTGGGACAATCTTTGAATTGTGATCTTAACTTAATAATAAGTTAAAACCAAAATTCTTGTCTTTTAATAGAACATAGTGTATACTATCGTTCGGAAAGGAAAATTATGAAATTATTAACATTTCTACGTGACACACGTGTTGAAAATATT